AATTTGTATATTGATATTGGATAAAATAAATATTTATTTAAAACGCGTTGGAATAATATTGATATAAATGTAATATTTAATAAATAAAAATCATTTTTATTTAAATAGTTGTTTCAGTGTCTTCGGTTATTATTTAATTAATTTTTAAAAATCTTATTTAAAATTAATATAATTTGTTATATTAATGATACTTTGCATTGATATCGGTCTCAGGAATCTCGCTTTTTGCTGTATGTCGGCTGAAAATAAAAGTGATATGACATCTTATAAAATTCATTTATGGGATGTTTACAATACGTTAGATTCTGATGATTATAAATGTGAAGGAATACAAAAAAGTGGAAAAATATGTGGTAAAAAATGTAGTTTTAAATATAACATCGAAAATAATATTATACATAGTTGTAAAACACATTTTCCTAAAAATCTCGATTTTAATCTCAAAAAACATATATTTAAAAAGAAAATGATTGATGATTATTTATTACAAGATATAGCTAAAATTGTATTAGATAAAATGCAAGAAATTTATGATAAACATTTATTAGCTTTAAATTTAACAAGTATATTTATTGAATTACAACCAAAAGTAAATAGAAAAGCTATCTTTACATCCCATATAATATATGGTAAATTAGTTGAGTTATACAAAGACACAAATGTACCAATTAGATTCGTACGGGCTTCACAAAAATTGAAAGCTTATACAGGTCCAGAAATACAGTGTAAATTAAAAGGATCTTATGCACAGAGAAAGTGGCTATCCATTCAGTATACACGTTGGTTTCTAGAAAATAAATTCTCAACAGAACAAAGAGACAAATGGTTGCCAGGGTTTTTAGCATGTGGAAAGTGTGATGATATGGCGGATACAAATCTTATGGCAATTAACGCTTTATTTGGTATTCCAAAAAAACAATTAAAACATAAAAATGGTAATGAATTAAAATAAAAAACGCGTAGAATAACTGTGAGCGTAGTGAACTCGGGATATAAAATAATCAACGTTTTTTTTAATTTTTTATTTAAAAATGAATTTTATATAAAAAATTAAAATTGTAAATGGTTTGGACACGATCACAAAAAAGAGATGGTGATGATAGCAATGAGATTAATTTAAAAACTAAAAAACGTAAAATCGACAACGATGACGATGATTCTACAGATGAATTGTATGAAGAATCTTTAGAAGAAGAAGTTGAAGAATCTTTAGAAGAAGTTGAAGAATCTTTAGAAGAAGTTGAAGAATCTTTAGAAGAAGAGGTTGAAGAGATTCCGGAGGAAGTAAAGAATGATTTAGAAAATCTTCAAAATATATTTAAAAAGTCGATAAAAAAGATTTTTAAAAAATTAAAGGATGATAATTTTGAAGATACAGAAGAATCTGATGATATTTATACACAATTTAATGATCTTGTATATTCAGTATACGAAGGGGAATTTTTTGAAAGAGAGCCTATTGATGAGCGTAAAAAGTATATAAAAGATAATTTTACAAAAGATCAAATAGAAGAGATGTCGATGGAATTAAGAGGTATTCAAGATAATTATAAGAATAATAGTCCAAATATAATAGATATATTAAAAATGAATGTAAATATGGATCAAAAGCAGAAATTATTGGAGAAATTATATTCATTTAGAAATTCAGAGATATTAACACCGAATTATAATTCTACATTAAAATTTCTGAATGCAAATATATCGAATAATGATGATCCAGAATTGCTTGCTCTTGAAGAAAAAATCTTGAAAACTTCTTTAAATAAATCTGATAGTTATAGAATGAAAATTCTTAAATCACCAATGTCATTCGAAAATAAAGTAATTGCTTATAAAAAGTTGGAAATTATGGAAACATATGAAGATACTGATACATCAGAATATGCTAAATATAAATCATGGATGGATTCTTTATTATCTGTTCCATTTGGTATATATAACGATTCTGGTATCACTATTAATTCAGATATTAACGATATCAACCACTATATTAAAACTGTTAGAGATACATTAGATAATAAACTGTCATTTTTAGAAAAGCCAAAAGATCAAATCATAAATATTGTAACACAAATGATTAGAAACCCGGATGTAAATATTAATGCAATTGGATTATGTGGTAATGCAGGTGTGGGCAAATGTTTTTATAAAGATACTCCAATTCTAATGTTTGATGGAACTATTAAAATGGTTCAAGATATTCAAGTTGGTGAAATATTAATGGGTGATGATTCTACACAAAGAACTGTATTGACATTAGGAACTGGTAGAGATACAATGTATAAAGTGACAAATGTTAAAGGTGAAAGTTACATTGTAAATTCAGAACATATTCTTTGTTTAAAATATTCAAATAGTAAATGTATTATTAATGATAAAAAATCTAAAAGATTTAGAGTAAACTGGTTTAATCATAAAGATATAAAAATAAATAAAAAAGATTTTTATTATAATAAAAAAGATACAAATGTAATTTTAGAAGAAGCTAAAAGGTTTTTAAACGATTTAAAAGAAGAAAAAATATGTGAAATACCAATGAAAAAATATTTGAAATTATCTAAATCAATGAAAAAATATTTAAAAGGTTATTCTGTATCGATTGAATTTGAAGAAAAAGAATTAGATTTTGACCCATACATGATTGGTTTTTGGCTTGGGGATGGAGATAGTGATGGTACTGGAATAACTAATCAAGATTCAACTATTATACATTATATCAAAACTAATTTGCAACAATACAAATGTTATTTACAATATCAAAATACGGAATATCGATATAGAATTAATGGCGATGGTTCTAATAAAACAGATTCAAATAATTTTTTAAATACACTTAAAAAATACAATCTTATTAAAAATAAACATATTCCACATATTTATAAATGTAATTCACGTGAAAATCGGTTAAAATTATTAGCTGGTTTATTAGATTCTGATGGTAATCTTGATAAAAATAAAACTGGATATGAATTTTCTCAATCTTTAGAACATGAACAAATTATTGATGATATTATTTATTTATGTAGATCTTTAGGTTTTGCCTGTTATAAAAATAAAAAACAAACTTCTTGGACACATAAAGGAATTAAGAAGCGTGGAGAAGCATGGAGAATTTGTATTAGTGGAAAAGGCGTTGAAAATATACCTGTTCTTTGTCCAAGAAAAAAAGCAAATCCAAGACGACAAATTAAAGATGTATTAGTATCAGGTATAAAAGTAGAAGAATTACCAGAAGATAATTATTATGGATTTATGATTGATGGTAATGAACGATTTGTTTTGGGTAATTTTATAGTTACACATAATACTCAAATTTGTCACAGCATTGCTGAAGCACTTGGTAGACCATTTAAAATGATTTCTTTAGGTGGTGAATCAGATGTATCGAGTTTAACCGGTCATGGATTTACATATGTTGGATCTGGTTCAGGTGCTATTATTAATAATTTAATAGATACTAAATCAATGAATTATATATGCTTATTAGATGAATTAGATAAACTTGGCGAGACACATCATGGTAAAGAGATTATTGGAACATTGATTCATTTAACAGATTCTACAACTAATAATAAATATAATTCTGATAAATATTTTTCAGGAATTGAATTTGATTTATCAAAAATAATATTTGTTTTTACATACAATGATCCAAATAAAATTGATAAGATTTTAGCAGATAGATTAATTAAAATTAATGTTGATGATTATAATTACAAAGAAAAATTAGAAATTACTAATAAACATATAGTTACTTATTTGTTGGATAAATTCAACTTTAATACAACTGATATATCTTTTTCACAAGATGCCATTGAATATATCATTAGAGAGACTAATAAAAATGGTGGAATGCGTGCTATAAAAACTAAAATTAAAATTATACTATCACGTATTAATAATTTATTGTTAACAAATGAAGAAGATAATATTATAAAATTAAAATACAAACAATTGTATTCTTATTATAAATCACTACCAGTTACAATTTTAAAAGAACATGTTGATATTTTATTAGAAGATAGTATTACAAATAATAAAAACGATGTACCTATACACATGTATATTTGAAAGCTTACCGATTTTATAACCGGAAAATTTGATAATGCTAAATTACTCGAACTTGCATACAATTAAATCAAAGTGTGCTCTGAAACAAAAAACATAATAGGATTTCTTGATATACCTCTATAAAATTGTTTATAATTTTCTAAAAAATATTCATATTTCTCATCTGAAGGTTTCATATTATACATTGTATATATAAATGATGAATGCATCGGTAATATACGTTCTTCCGAATCTTTATATTCATCAGATATTATTTTTAATAATGAATCAAGTTTTTGTACAGTATAATGTATAGCGTCATTTTTATTTTTGAATACGCTTTTTAATACTGTTAGGCCATCTGAATCTTTACAACTTACAGTATAAATATATTCCATTAATATATATATATAAATATAATTTAAATTTAAATTTATATTATATATTGGATGGGTGATGGGTGATGGGTGATGAAATTGAAATGATGTTTAGTAGCATATGTTTTAGTGTAATTTTTATTGCATGTGCTTTTTGTATTTATAAACTAGTAAATGTTAAAATGTTAATTGTAAATAGGCTTTCGGCCGCGTAATAAAAAAAAGTGAATTTAAAATGAATTTATCAAAAAATCTAAATGTCGCTAACAACTGTATTAAAAGATTTTCAAGTAAAAACGCTTGATTGGATGACCGAGCAAGAGAACAAATATGATGGGGGAATGTTACTATCAGACGCTGGTGTTGGTAAGTCGATAAATATAATATCAATGGTTATAAAAAATCCAGTTCCGACATTAATTATTTGTCCAGCAGGGATAATTGATAATTGGTGTAATGAAGTTAAGAAGCATACTAATATTTCAAATTTAAAAGTTTTGAAATATTATGGTCCGGATAGGCAAAAATATAGTCAAATCATTGGTAAACAATTGATTTATATAACGAGTTATTCAATTATTACACGCGAATTTAATAATGGAAAGTTTGATAAAAACAGTTTGATGAATCTAATTAATTTTGGGAGAATTGTATTGGATGAGGCTCATTATATCAGAAATGTAAAAAGTACTGTACATAAAAGTATAATTTATTTAGGTGATAAATTTAATGTAAAAAAGTGGATTGTTACAGCGACGCCAATTTTCAATGGTGTCAAAGATGCGTATGGTTATTTTAAATTTTTACAACTTGAAGGAATTGATACTCGATCAGATTGGAGGAAAGCGATTTCTAAAAATTTACAAAGTATGCAATTATTGAATAAATGGTTTGACAAATATGGGATAGCATTAAAAAAAACAGATGTATTAAAATTTGAATTAAAAGAAAAGAACGAAATGAAAATTATATTGAAATTCAATGATATCGATGATAATTTTTATAACGCTTTAAAAGATTATTCTCTTGTTCGTATGAAATTACTTGTAAAAAGGATGAAAAAAATAACTAAAGAAACGGATAAAGATATGAAGAAATTACTTCATAGTCATGTTATGACTTATATTTTAAGATTGAAACAAGCGTGTAATAGTCAGTGGTTAATCTTAGGGCATATGGAACGTCTTAAATATACTACTAATATAAAAGAAGCTACTGAAATACTCAATTATTTTAATGTATCTAAAAATTTAATTGAGGAATGTTCTATATGTTATGATACAGTTGCTAATTATATAGCTGATCCATGTGGTCATAAATGTTGTAAAGGATGTTGGGATAAAATGCAAAATATGAATATTATAAATTGTCCAATATGTCGAAACTATGTAGATGATATATTGCCGATTTCTGAAGAAATTGAAGTTGAAGTTGAAACTGAGGTTGAAACTGCTATAAATATCCAAGAATTAAAAACGTCAACTAAAATTAAATATTTGATTGAATTGGTTAAAAAAGTAATTGCAAAAAAAGAAAAAATTATAATCGTAAGTCAATGGGTTAGTATGTTAAATCTGATTCGAGATGTATTTAAATATGAATTAAAAAATGTAAAACACATATCTTTACAGGGTAATGTTAATATGAAAGATAGGACGGAATTAATTAAAAACTTTCAAGAAAATTCAGATATTGAAGTCTGTTTTATAAGTTTAATGAGTAGTGCTGAAGGAATTAATATAACAGCTGCTAACCATCTTTTATTACTCGACCTGTGGTGGAATGAGTCAAAAACTGAACAAATGGCAGCGCGGATTGATAGGATTGGGCAAAATAAAGTGGCGAATATTTACCATTTACAAATTCAAAATAGTATTGAGGAAAAAATTGAGAAATTAATAAATAAAAAATCTAAAGTTACAAAGTTAGTACTTAATAAATGGACGATTAAAGATAATTCTAATTATGATGCAAGTTGGATTAATGATGTAATACAACTTATTGAAAAACCTGATACAGAAGCAGCTGAGAATTAAAAAACACAAAAACAAAAATAGGACCTTCGGGTCCATGTATATATGAAAAAAAGTGAATTTAAAATGAAAATTTTAAAATTTAAGATGGATCAAAAAGAAAAAAATAAAGAATATTATGAAAAAAATAAAGAAGATATTTTACAAAAGCGTAAAGAATATCACGAAAATAATAAAGAAAACCGAAAAGAATATTATGAAAAAAATAAAGAAGATATCTTACAAAAGCAAAAAGAATATTATGAAGAAAATAAAGATAAAATTAAAGAATATAATGAAAATAATAAAGAAAAAATTAAAGAACAACACAAAAAATATGCTGAAAATAATAAAGAAAAAATTAAAGAATATCGTGAAAAGAATAAAGAAAAAATCCAAGAAAAAAAAAAAGAATATCATGAAAAGAATAAAGAAAAAATCCAAGAAAAAAAAAAAGAAAATTATGAAAATAATAAAGAAAAAATTAAAGAACAAAATAGATGTGACCATGATAAACAAAGACGACATTGTATTATTTGTTCACCCCAAATTGCATGTCATAATTGTAAACATATGATTATGTCTGGTAATAAAACATATCGTCCATATTGCTTTATATGTTATTGTGTAAAAAATCCCGATATTGAAATCAAACGACAATACAAAACTAGGGAAAATTTTTTAGCAGAAGCATTAAAAGAAATGAATTTAGGAGTTGATTTTATTCAGGACAAAAGAGTAAGTGAAGGATGTTCAAAAAAACGGCCTGATTTTTTATTTGATTTGTTTACACATACTGTGATAGTAGAATGTGATGAAAACGGTCATAGAGATTATAATACAACTTGTGAAATAGATAAATTAAATGCTACATTTACAGATTTAGCTGATCGTCCGATGGTATTAATACGATTTAATCCAGATAAATATGAAGATAAGAGTTGTTTTGATAAAGACTGTAAGCTTATAAAAAACGAATGGAATCGTAGAATAAAAGTGTTGAAAAAAGAAATTACAAAAGCTATAAAAGAAATACCAGAAGAATTGATCACAATCAAATGTTTATTCTTCGATTAAATAGGACCTTCGGACCCATGTATATATTCCCAATTCGAAACAACTTTTTTAATTAAATAAAAAATAGACTAAATCTTTCATATATGTTCTATGGTTCTTCATGTATACATCCATAACATCTAAACTTTTTTTAAATACATCAATATCGCAGTTATGAATAATAAAGTCACCAATGAATGTATTTTTTATTTTCACAGAATTATTTTCGGGTTCGATATTTGATACTTGTTGAATTTTTATAAACTTTCTATAATCAAAAATGTGTTCACCATTAATATTTATATATTGAATGCCATTTATTTTGAAAAATGAAAATGTTATTTTTTTACCATCATATTTTTTTATTACAAAATTATCAGTACCTATTCCTGAATATTGTTTTATAATTAATTTTCCCTCATGTTCTTTAAGTTCAGTTGTTTCTTCACCACGGCGACTATATAGTTTGTCTACCGTTAAATAATCTTGTGCAAGTTCAATACTATCCATTTATATAAATATAGAAAATAAATTTATTAAAACAACTAATGAAAAAAATAAAAATATCCCGAGTCGAGCAAGCTAGGGTTCCCCAAGTCGAGCAAACTCGAGTTCGCTTCGCTCACAAATTAAACATTGTTATTAAAAACACACAAATGGAAAAAAATAAAATATTTATCAATAATATATGTCGGTTAAAATAAAATATTACAGAGGTGGATTACCAGGGTATTCACTGTCTATGGTTAGAGAGGATCGTCGTAAAGAGTTACGTAATATAGTTGCATTAAAAAGTTGGGGTACAGTTGTAAAAAAATTAAATGTGTTATACATATTTAATAGAAATCGATATCCTGAAAATGCTTCTAAATATCAAAGAGATATGTATTATGTACAACAAGAATTTTCACCTAAATATGGTAATATAGTTCCTCCAAAACGTTCTTATGTTAAAAAAAGCGTGTATCGCCCAATTATTATTAATAAAAAATCATCAAGTCCATTGAAATCGAAAAATTCAATAAATAAACGCTCAATAAATACAATAAAAAAACGCTCAATAAAAATAATAAAGAAACATTCAACAAAGAAGCGTTCGGTTAAACGTAAATCAACAAAACGTAAATCAAAAAAGCGATCAACAAAGCGTAAATCAAAGAAGCGATCTACTAAGCGTAAATCAAAGAAGCGATCAACAAAGCGTAAATCAAAGAAGCGATCTACTAAGCGTAAATCAAAGAAGCGATCAACAAAGCGTAAATCAAAGAAGCGATCTACTAAGCGTAAATCAAAGAAGCTATCAACAAGGCGATCAACTAAGCGTAAATCCAAGAAGCGATCTACTAAGCGTAAATCAAAGAAGCGATCAACAAGGCGATCAACTAAGCGTAAATCCAAGAAGCGATCAACTAAGCGTAAATCAAAGAAGCGATCAACAAAGCGATCAACAAAGCGTAAATCAAAGAAGCGATCAACAAAGCGTAAATCAAAGAAGCGATCTACTAAGCGTAAATCAAAGAAGCGATCAACAAAGCGTAAATCAAAGAAGCGATCGGTTAAACGTAAATCTGCTAAAAAACAAGTTATCATCAAATCAAAAATTAAGAATGTAAAAAAACGTGGTAAAAGATCGCCACAATAACTTGGAATTATTTATTTATAGTATTATTATTATTAAAAGCTATTTGGTGTTCAGTTAAGCTTTTATCAAAATCATATTGCATAGTTGGTGTAATTATCATATCATGCCCAGATGTATAGAACGGTTGTAATAAATGTAAATTATTTTGTATTTCGTATTGTATTGGATCAGAAGAGTCTATTCCGTGTATTGAAGATTTTAAAGTGTTTGTTTTAGCTAATGATACATGTAATATTTCAGTGTTATTTAATATAGCTTGTTGGTTAATATTTAATGTATAGTTTAAAGTACCAGGTTCAAAAAATTGTGTAATATTTAAAACTTTAATTTTAATGATTAAAATTCGTGATATAAAATTTGTAGTATTTGACATATTAACATTAAATATAAAAGTTCTATCAAGGTTATAATCAGTCCAATAAATATTTGTTGGGTCACTAATAACTATTTTATCATTAGTTATTTTTTGTAAGAACTCTGATATTAATTGTTTAAATTTTTCTTTAAATGGAAAAGGCAAATTATTATTGTATAATGTGTATTTTTTTGTATCTATATCTTTATCAATAGAACTTTTAATTAATTGTGATTGTAAATTTAAAGTATCTATATTAAATGTATTTGGTAACGAATTTTCTGGTATATACGCTGCATTATAAGCTACTGTTGAAAACTTTTCAGTTTGCCACGTATTATAATTTAAATAAATAAATATTGCTATAATTATAAAGTATATATAATTCATATTATATATATTTAATAAAAAAATGTTTTAATATATGTTTTGAAATTAATTTTTAACGTAAAATCCTTTAGCTTGTGGTGATAATGTATGTTTCATCCAGCCATTACTATTAAATCCTTTGCAATTTGTATTTGCAATACATACGAATAATTTAGTGTTTTTTTTTTTATTTATATAAATGTAATGTTTAAAATAGTTTATTATTATACAAGTTGGAGTTCACGTGCTAAAAATTTCCAAGTAGAAAATATAAATGAAAAAAGTAATAATATAGTGTATGGTAATTGGTATATTAATAAAATATGTAAAGTATCGAGTACAGATTCGTGGATTGATTATGGAGATGATTTTATAAATATGGGTGGTAATTTTAAAAAATTCAAAGATTTAAAATCCCAAAAAGAATTATATATAGAATTATTATTTGGAAATTTTGAAAATTTTAATATATCAATTTCAAATGACAAATTAAGGAATGATTTGATAATTAATATTATTGAACTGATACGAAAAACTAATTTTCTATCAGGTATAGTTTTTGATTTTAGAGTAATATCAGATTTATTTACACAAAATGATAATATAAATTTCGAGTTATTTTTAAATAAATTACGTAAAGCATTTAATAATAATGGTTTATATGAAATATGTATAAATTTAATTGTAACTGGTATTCCTGAAAAATGTAATTATAATATTCTTAATATATCAAAAATAATTGATAAATTATATGTAATGACATCTGATTATCACGATGAATATATATCTATACATCATAGTAATCCAAGAAGATCAAAGTATGGAAATTATTCATGTGAAGCGAGTGTTGATTGTTATTTATCAAAAGGTGTTGAAAGTGAAAAAATATACATAACATGCGTGTTATATAGTAAAGGATATTCAAATACAGATGGGTTAGGTTATCCCGCTGATGGAATTAGTAGTGATTTATCATGGGAAAAAGGGAAGGTTGATTATAAAGATTTACCATTAAAAGATACTGTTGAATTATTTGATAATGAATCAAAATCGGCATATACATATGATTTAAAAAAAAGAATATTTAATAGTTATGATAGTGTTAAATCAGTTATAGAAAAATGTAAAATTATTAAAGAAAAAAAATTGGGTGGTATTTTTGTTAATGATATTTCATCTGATAAAGATATAAATAATCCTGATAATATTTTAAATATTCTTGCATCATACTACCAGTAAATCCACCATGTCCTTGTAATGAAATTCTAAATTGATTTGGTCCACTGTAAGAACTCGGTGCTATCATATGGAATGTTTTACCATTATGGCACACAATATAACCAGTAGAGTATTCTATTTTATTTTTTTTTTATCTTTTTCAAATACATATAATCCACCACCTGATTTAGGTTAAATTTTTTAGAGTCTTTATATGTAATTACATTATCTGGTGAAAAATCAAATAAAAAATAATAATAAATAATTAAAATTAAAATAGCAATTATAAATATATACTTCATAGTATTATATATTTATATTAATTATATAATTTCCCCGAGTCGCGAAAGTTTTTTACACCAATATACTTATTTTCTAACAGTACTATCACTTAACGCTTTTATATTATCAGAAATCCAACCTCTATAGTTACTTTTATTAACCCATATATTACCATCATGAGATAAATAAAACCGTCCTTGATCAGGTGTGTTAGGTGCATTATTACGAGCAATACTTAACCATTGTTTATTAGGATCAGGTGAAAAACACCAGTTATTATCAGGTGGACCAACACATAATGTATCTGTATTAATACGTGGTGCATTTAATGCTGCATTTTTTGTTAAAAACATATTACCACCAGCATCCCATGTAATCGAATCTTTGTTAGCAACTGTACCTAAACCACCACCACCATGACCCCATAGACTTGGTCCATCAATACCTTTGTTATTTGACCATGAGATACCATGATTATTATCACCAGTACCTCTAAATAATAACGGTTTATCTAATAATGCACTGCTTACACCACCACCTGCTGGACCACTTGGACCTGCTGGACCTAATAGACCTTGTAGACCTTGTAGACCTTGTGCACCTGCTGGACCACTTGGACCTAATAGACCTTGTAGACCTCGTAGACCTTGTGCACCTGCTGGACCTGCTGGACCTAATAGACCTTGTGCACCTGCTGGACCTGCTGGACCTGATAGACCTTGTAGACCTTGTAGACCTTGTAGACCTCGTAGACCTACACCTGCTGGACCTAATAGACCTTGTGCACCTGCTGGACCTGCTGGACCTGCTGGACCTAATAGACCTTGTGCACCTGCTGGACCTAATAGACCTTGTAGACCTCGTAGACCTTGTGCACCTGCTGGACCACTTGGACCTGCTGGACCTAATAGACCTTGTAGACCTCGTAGACCTTGTGCACCTGCTGGACCTTGTGTACCTGGGCAGAATTTTTGTAAAATCCCACATGATTTTCCGGTACCGGATGCTGCTTTTAAAACGTATCTTGTTAATTGTCCAGATTCGTTACATGTTGACCAGTCACTTAAAACGCAATCTTGGTTTAATACCACATCAGTGGTTGCCTGTACAATTACTGGTTCTTTTACTGCTATTACTTGATCCATTGCTTTTCTTCCTCTCGAGCCTCTTGACATTTATATATTTTATAAATAAAAAAAGTTTTTTGTAATTAAATTAAATTAAATTAAATTAAATTAAATTAAAGAGGTTCGAACAGTTGCTCTAAACATTTACAAAACAAAAAAAATGAATTAAATATATATTATACCAAAGTTGGGAAACGTATGTCGAAACAGTAAAAAATACAGATGAGGTCAAAAACTATCTTCGTGCCCGTTTAAGTGATAAAAAATTCGTTACCCCATCTGGTTTTGGAGGATTTTTACAATTAATGTTAGGTCCTTGATTGAGTTAAACAATATTGCTCAATTTCTTTAAAATATAGCGGATAAATATCAATACATGGTCGTTTTTTTTTTATAAATTCATATGCTGAATAAAAATCAAAATGTTGATAGAATACTAAATATACTAAAACAACACATACACTTCTACTTTTTCCTTCTAAACAATGTATTAATACGTTACCTTTTTTTAATAGATTATTTAATAGTATTAAAATATCTGGTAAAATTCTTGTAACTGATTCAGTCTCGTTATCATCTTTTAAATTAAAATTATATGAATCATTTAATCTATCTAATAAATTAAGTTCATCTGCAACATTTATAAAATATGGATTATATATTTTTATTAAATTATCATCAAAAGCATCTGATAAGGAACCGCTCAAAAAACCCTACTAATTCTTTATAAATACTTATATCGCTATAAATATTTATTATATTTCCGCAGAAATGAATATTTATTAATATTCTTTATTAGTTGGTTCTGTTACCGATAATGAACGCATTCGGTCATAAGTTTTATGTCATTGAAGGACGAATGAAAATTTAAAATACGCTCATTAAACCTTTCATACATATATTCTTAGCTGCATTAAAATCACGATCGAAAATCATATCTTTAGTTCTACAAGATGTATTTTGACAAATGTACTTTTTACTACTACCAATTTCTTTCCATAAATTTCCACAACTTGAACAACCCTGTGATGTATATGCTTCATTAATTAAAAATAACTTTTTATTATTTGAAATACATTTATACATTAATCGTTGTTTGAATTGAAAAAATTTTAAGTCGTTAAAATCTCTGTTATTTGATTTATTTTTCCCGCGTTTTACGATATTGTGACTCTTAATATCTCCAAAAAAAATTACATCTTGTGTTTTTACCAAGTAATTTATTACATTCCAATGTAATGCATCAATTATTGATTTCTTCTTTTTTTCTACTTTGTTAATTTTATTTTTTCTATATTTGTTTTTTTGATTTTTATTCAATGGTTTTATACGGTTGGATTTAAGAAAGTTTATTTTTGCATTTAAATTGTTTAAACATTCTTTCTTGAAAGATATATCTGAAATTTCATTATTTCCATATATACTTAGAAAAGTACGAATACCGGGATCTATACCGCAAAATTTAATATCTTTACATTCTTTTTTAATTTCGTATGGTATTGTTAAATGAACAAAATATTCACCTTTAAATTTAACTAAATCACAATTATTTTTTATTATCAAATCTTTATATTTATATTGATTATTCTTATGTATTTTTATAACTTGGTCATTTTTACAAAATTTACTTGGTGATATTTTTATTCCAGTATTACAAAATTTTATATCAGTTTGAGCTAACTCAATAGTTTTAGTCGCTTGAGTTTTACTTTTAAAATTAACATTAAAGTATTTAATATTACCAGCTTTTAAATTAGCAAAACCAGTTTTATACGCATCACATACACTTTTAATAGCATTGCTTCTAATTTCATTACTTGTATTTAATTCAAAATCGTGAATTAATGGGTTTTTAACTAATGGTAATTTTTTAAGTTGTAAATCTATTTCTTTTTTTCATTTTTAACACGTTCTTTTGAAATTTCTTCATTATTAATTAACTTATTTATATAAGAATCGTAATATTTTTTACATGAATAATTTTGCCTTGTTTTTTCAGTTGCTAACAAATCTCTTAATGGTTCAAAAAATGGTTCATGACCACGTTTAGTTATATATTCAACTGTTCGATTGTAAACAAATCTATGAGTATCAATAAATCCATCAAGAATCTTTGCTTGTGTCTTTGTTGGATACAATTTCATTTTTATCGTTTTCAATGGTTTCTGTAGGTTGACTTTTAACTTTGTAAGATCTTTTTCCCATTTGTCTACAATTGAAGATGTGGATAATTGATAACAAGTCTTGTGATAGTTCTTCTTCTTCTCTACTGACGTTGATGTCACTGTTGAGTACTTTGAGAGTTCCACCACCTTTTTGAATGAATGATTCAATGAGTTCAAATGCAAATCTACATAATCTGTCTCTATGGGCAATAACAACTTCTCCGATAGTTCGTTGTATGCAACAGTCCAAAATGGTTTGTAATCCTTTTCTTTTGAAATTAATTCCTGAGCCAATGTCTTGAATAACTGTATAGTTAGTGTATTCTGGTCGTTGGAGATATTTAACTTGTCTAGAAAGGTCATCCAGTTGTTTTTTAGTGGAAACACGAGTGTAGATAAAATTTTCTTTTTTGCAAATTTGCTGACTTTCATCATAAATATCATTATAACACAATTCTTGAAGACTTTGTTTATTAATTCTTCTTTGTCCCGTAGGTGTTTTAAAGCTGCTAATTTGTGCACTGTCAACCATCTTCCGTATTGTTTGCTTGCTAAGTCCTGAAAATAAAGATGCTTCTTGGACAGTAATAAACTTTTTTTCATCCATAGATTATAATTATTGTAAAAAGATTAAAATTCATTTTTTTTTAAGTCTTATTAATATTTATAAAGTATTAATAATAATTGTGGCAACTGGTGGATCCCAATATAATTGAACTACTGTTTGGTAATTTTATCACACTCATTTTAAATAGTTTTATATAGTTTTATATATAATAAATTATTTATAATGGGAAAGCGCACAAAAATATTGAAATTAATAATGATTGTAGAATTATTCATGAGCGAAATAAATATTTGATTTGTATACCAATACCAACAATTTTAAAAGAAAAAACAAAACCTGTGTATAGATCCAGGTGTTAGAACGTTTTTAACATCTTTTAGTAATAATGGAGTAGTTGAATATAACCAAAATAAAACATTATTACAAAAATTAAATAAAAAAATAGATTTATTAAATACATTAAGAACAAAAAAGCGAAATAAATATAAAATAGAACAACGAAAAGAGAATGTTATTAATGAAATCCATTGGAAATCAATTAATGATATTTTAACAAGAAATGATTATGTATTTTATGGTGATATCAAGAGCCACGATGTCAAAAAAAGTAATAATAGATTTCTAAATAGAGATATAAATGATTTAAAATTTTATAAATTTAAAGAACGTTTAATATACAAAGCTAATACATTAAATAAGCAAGTATACAGTGTAAATGAAATGTATACTACAAAAACATGTAGTAGTTGTGGTAATTTAAATAACGTTGGTAAAAGAGAAATTTATGAATGCGAGCAGAGATCATGTAAAAAAACTTTATTAAGAGATGTATCAGCTGCGAAAAACATATTAATGAAAGGAATTATGAAATATTTATAAATTCTTTCACCGTCTGCGTTCATTGGCGGATAGAAAACTTACTTACATAACAAATTCTATTAAATTAGATTGGTTATTCCAAAGAAGGACTTGTGAATGTTTATCAATATTTGTAAGAGTTTAGTAGGGTTTTTTGAACGGTAAGTTTGATAATAACACTTTAAATTGGAAAAAACCTTGCTACTAAAAAACATTTTGGAGAATTTGGTAAGTTAAATTTTGCTGAAATTTAAATTACACGATGTTTTTCAAATAAATCAGTAAATACTTTTTGAATATTTTTAAGATATTCAATTTTGTTACATACAAGACCGTTTAAAAATCTGCTTCTTGTTTCTTCTTTTTGAGTCTTCCAAAATTCTATTGGTTTATTTTCAAGTATTTTTATTTTATCAATTATTTCTTCTGTGTTATTACAAACATAAAAATCAAGATTAGAATTCTTTAAAATACTACAAGATACATTCTGAGCATGCCAGAAATACTTACTATCATAAAGACTTAGTACAGGACAACCCATACTTAAACTTTCACATGTTGTTGTTGTTCCACTATATGGAGTTGTATCGATAGCTATATCCATCTGATTATATTTTTCCAAGTGTTCTTTATGAGAAAGTGTACAGGGTATGATAATAATTCTATCTTGTACTTTTTTATCAAATTTATTTAAAAATTCTTTACGAATTCTTAGATTGATTAGTGCTTTAGTTTTATAGACAAATTTTACATTAGGACATGCTAATAATATTTTATTATATTCAATAATGACAGTATCTGTTATTTTATTAACTCTATTGAAATTTCCAATAATAAGTTCTTTAGGATTTTTTATTCGTGGTGTTTCTTTTAATACAATTGGTGTAAATGTAGTATTATCATCTATTTCTTGTGGAGAATAACAAAGAAAACAATTCTTTAATGCTATTAATTTTTCAGTATAAAATGGTTGGGAAATACTAAAGTCACCATCGCATATAGAGTCAGTTATCCTATAATCTATTTCAGTAAGGCCAGAAGTTGCAGGATATCCTATATAACATATAGAAATAGGTGATGGTTTGAATGCAAATATATCCATTCTATTCGACGCCGTATGCCCTGTTAAATCCAATAAAATATGAATACGATCATTATAAATAAGATTTGAAGCATTTTCTTGAGACATATTTTTAATAATTTTAAACTGTAAATTTTTATTATAATTTTCAACATTAATAATACATTCTGAATAACATGTTACATTGAATTTAGTATGGTCAAAATTTTTAAGATAAGTACTTATAAAATAACTAACAGGATGGTTACAGAAATCACCAGACACAATACCAATATTAATTTTAGGAGTGTTGAAATAATTTTTATCAAATACATACGGTTTAGGATTTTTAGCATATAATTTATTAATTTGTTTATGTTGTTCCGTTATATACATTTTATCTTCTAATTGATCAAATATATAGTTTAAATTCATAAGTTTGTTTTGGAACGGTAATCCAAAACGTGGCACAACTTTAAGACTTTGATTGTAACATTCAATGGACTTATTATTATCGCCATCATAACTGAATTTGTGACCAAAGTTTAAATAAATTTCACTTAGCAAGAATGTAGGATCAGTGCTAATAAATGTTTTTTTATAATGTTTAATCGCCAGTTGATAATGTTTATCCGCTTGGTCTGTCTCTCGAATTTCGGTATACGTTACACCTAATTGATTATTAATATCAGGATCTTCAGGTAAAATAGTATGAGCTTTTAAAAGAAAATGTAAACTTTCAGGCCATTTTTTAAGCCCTCTATAAATGGAAGCAATACCATTAAAGCAATTAATAGTTAGTTTAATATTATTTTCATTTACTTTAATTGCAATTTTATAATGAATTAAACTTTGTTCTAATTTATTCATTTTTTGAAAAATATGACCTAAATTATAATGAATAGTTGAATTGCATGAATCAAACATTAAAGACTGATTAAGATAATTTAAACATTCATTAAAATTACTTTGAGCAAAATATGTTAATTGACTGTATATACTTGTTATTTGTTGAATAGCTTCACTATGTTCAAAATCAACTTGTAAAATACCAATAAAACTAATTAAACTTTTATTAAACAATTGTTTTTCAAGATCTGTTAGACTTAGATCTAAAGATTCTTTACGTGTAACACTATTTTGATGTAACAATTTTACTTTTGTATCAACCATTTTTTCAACTATAGTTTTAATATAATTTCCTAAATACATAAATGAGTTTATATAAATTGTTTTAGGTATTCGAGGATTACAATTTAATAATAAATATTCAGTCGCATCTACTGACATTACTATTTTATTAAAACATTCACATGCTAATATATAATGATCAAACGTTTGTTTATTAATTAATTCAATTCCTAATTTATATAGTGACACATGTTTTTTAACTATATCTATTTTTTCATTTTCTGTAAAATCACTCTTGATTATTTTTATAAGAGTATCTAAATATCTTTGTGATAAAATACTCATTAATACTTTAATTAATTTAGTTTTAAATAAAAAAAAAATGATTTAAAAATAAAATTTGTATAAATTACAAATGGAACAAAAGAAAATATTGGAAGAATATAAATTTGAAACGCTTTATGGTACTGATGTAAATGGTAAAACTAAAACCTGGCAAATAAAAGTTGAAAGATATGAAAATTATTCAGACATTATAACTCTTTATGGATACAATAAATTAACTGAAGCTCGTCGTCAAATAAATTCTGGAAAGAATTTAAATAAGTCTAATATGACTACACCATATACACAAGCTATCCAAGAAGCTAAAAGTAAATGGACTAAAAAAAGAGATATTGAAAAATATATATCTAAAGAAAGTATTGAAATTGGTATGCAAAAACTTGATGTAAACAAAACAGAAAAACAAACTAACCCACTACCTATGCTTGCTCAAGATTTCAAAAAACAAAAGAAAAAGGTGATTTTCCCAGCACTGGTACAGCCAAAATTAGATGGGTACAGGTGTATTTATAATACAACAACTGGGCAAATTAGTACAAGACAAGCAAAACCATATAATATTGTTAAAGAATCTGGTGAATTGTATAAAGAATTAAAAAGTTTACCAAAAGGATTAATTTTAGATGGCGAATTGTATACTAATAAAGTTAATTTTGAAGATCTTGGTGTTCTTAGAAAAACAAAAAATTTAACAGATGAAGATTGTTTAAATTTGTCAAAAATTCAATATCATATTTACGATATAATTGACACTAAAGTTACTTTTGAACAAAGAAACAAAAAGATTCAAGAACTAAATTTATCATCATTTGAAAAATTGATATATGTTGATACTTATCAAGTTAATAATGAAGAACAGATAAAGGAATATCACACCAAATTTTTGGAAGAAGGATTTGAAGGAACAATGGTAAGAAATAAAGATTCTTTATATAAGATTAAACAAAGATCAAGTGATCTACTTAAATATAAAGATTTTCAAGATGCCGAATTTAAAATTATTGATTATTCATTCGAAAAAAATACAGGTCAAACTGATGAAAATTTAGTAGTATGGGTAGTTGAAGTACCTAATAAAGTAGTTTTAGATGGTCACAAATGCGAATTAAAAGAAGATGAAGTTGAACTAAAAGATGGAAAATTAATCGGTGGATTTATAAAAGTAAAAGTTCGTCCACAGGGGTCCCAAGAAGAACGAAAAGAATTATATAAAATGTGCGTTGAAAATTTTGATCAATTTAAAGGTAGAAATCTATGGACAACATTTTTTGAGAAAACTCGTGATGGTTCACTTAGATTTCCATCAACAAAACATAATACTTACAAAAGTTATATTAGAGATGAAATTATGTAAGAAAAAAAATGAATAATATTTTATATCCAAAGTCGAGCAAGCTCGAGTTCGCTTCGCTCACAAATCAAACATTGTTATTAAAATTTGTTTAATAACAATTATCACATTATCACATTATCACATTATCACATTATCACATTATCACATTATCACATTACAACATGTGAGCGAACTCGAGCTTGCTCGACTCGGGATTATTAAGTGTTTCGTGGAAATGGACTACTGAATGGATAGGGTTGCGTTTGCATCGGAAACGACATGTTAAATACGGGTGAAGCTGTACCACCCTGAGCATAACCCCCAGTTCCACCAGCACCAGTACCACCGCCTTTTTTCATCATAACAGCAATAACAATCATTAAAATACAAGAGATGCAACTTACTATACTTGATATTTGAAAATTCATGACACCACCAAGTGTATCAATAATACTTGATAAACTTGACATGTCTATTCCTAAAATTCTATATTCTTCCACAAAATCATTAATTATCTCAAATGTTTGGTTTTTTTCGGGAGCATTTGGTAAATCGTAATCTAATGTGATAGTTTTAGTATCTTTTTTAAATTCTGTAATTAGTCTAACATTATCGCCTATTTTTATAAACATACCTTTATATTCATTATCAGTTTTACTTAAAGCGGTGTCGTCTAAAACCATTGATTTTGTCGTAGGAACACCAGCTATTTTACCACTTATTGTTTTTGCAGCATGTGTTTTTATTATAATAAATGCATCATCTTTTTTTGGTTCAATGTCTAAATCAGCAAATTTTATAGTCATAATTTTGTCAGCAATAGTTGATGTTAAAATCTTACGAATAAATTTTTTACCATCTGATTTAATTTGAATCCAATAATCGTTTAAACTACCAGTTGTAAGAGTGGTGGCTACTGTTATTATGTTTTTATTAGTGACCGTTTTTATTATACCCTTAAAACTTAAATCTGACATTATTAATATTAAGAAATAAAAAAAAATATAAGAAAAATTTTTATATATTATTAAAATATAAATGGGTGGAGAAAGTACGCTTAGTTATCATCGTAATAAAAAAGTAGGTGATAAATTTTATGAAATACCTAGTGATATAATAAAACAAAATCGCAAAAACGGAGCCTTACAATTGGCTCAAATAAAAAGACCGTCTATAGACGCTGGTATAAAAGAAATACAATATTATTTTGATAATCCTGAAAAAAGAAGACAAAGTAACCCTCAAATTAAACAGTTTGTTAAATTACTACCAATCAAAGATGCAGCTGAAAAATACTTAAGTCATTATGATGATAATGAAGTGAAATCTCTATATGGTGGTTTTGTTAAACGTAAATCGCACAAGAAACGTTCGACTAAACGTAAATCACATAAGAAACGTTCTACTAAACGTAAATCTAAGAAACGTTCTGTTAAACGTAAATCGCACAAAAAGCGATCGACTAAACGTAAATCGCATAAGAAACGTTCTACTAAACGTAAATCTAAGAAACGTTCTACTAAACGTAAATCTAAGAAACGTTCTGTTAAACGTAAATCGCATAAGAAACGTTCGACTAAACGTAAATCGCATAAGAAACGTTCTACTAAACGTAAATCTAAGAAACGTTCTACTAAACGTAAATCTAAGAAACGTTCTGTTAAACGTAAATCGCATAAGAAACGTTCTACTAAACGTAAATCGCATAAGAAACGTTCTACTAAACGTAAATCTAAGAAACGTTCTGTTAAACGTAAATCGCACAAAAAGCGATCGACTAAACGTAAATCGCATAAGAAACGTTCTACTAAACGCAAATCTAAGAAACGTTCTGTTAAACGCAAATCACATAAAAAGCGATCAACTAAACGCAAATCACATAAAAAGCGATCAACTAAACGCAAGTCACATAAAAAGTGATCAACTAAACGCAAATCTAATAAACAATCTGTACAAAATGTAAATGATATGGATCCAGAATATACAACTGAAATACGATGTATTATGAAAGAATTTAATATATCTAAAATAAAAGTGCGAAAAATGTTTTATGAACATAATTTATCATAAATTAAACACAAGTGCATTACAACAATAAAGTATCTATTCTAACGCCATGAACCCAAAGTGTCATAAATATAGCAATAACCATATCTACAGTGTAATGTGATCTTGTAATAGCTAATATAAAGAAATGAATAATATTTATTAAAGCGAATAGGGCTATATTAAAAATACTTGATTCCAAAAAGTTGTATTTGAAAAAGAGTAATGTTAAAAGTAAACCAAAAGCGGCGTGACCTGAGTAGATTTTATCGAAGCATCCTCCACCGATAGTTCTATGGAAAATCATTGTCCAAAAATCTGTATTTTTATTAATTTTAACTTTAAATTTAGAGTTACGTGGGAGAATAGTACAACAGATAGTAATAGCTCTAAAAAAAATGATAATCATAAATTTTATAAAGAATTCATATAAAAAAGCGTATGATATTTTGTTAAAATTTAATAATGGAAATATAAATAATAATAAATAGTAATTTTTGGTATAATTATAGCAAGAAAAATCTGAAAATTGCGAGTGTATAATATCATATATATTTAGGTTTGTTTTAGATTTTTTATAGAACAATGTACCTGTTCTATAAACAAATCCCATAGCATTTAGATGGACAAGAGATATAATAATTAATACAAGTATAATTTCCATAATATGTATATTAATTGATATAATATAAATATTTTTAAGCCGAGCTTTTTTTATTTTTTATTAATGAGCCACTTCATGAAATTAGTATCAACACTAACTTTTAAAATCATTGAACTCATTTTATCAATTAAATCCCATGAGTTATTTGGATTTAAATCGACTGGTTCATATATAACATTTTTATCTAAATTAGGAGAGATTTTATCATTATCATTATCATTATCATTATCATTATCTACTAATATAAAGCGTTGATTAACACTTGTTATTTTAACGTCATATTCGATTATAAATGAGTACAATTCATTGGTTGATATTCTAAATGATGGATTAATAGTTAATAATTTTTTAAGTAATGTTTTCATATTTTCATCTATAATATTTTTAGCATCAATCATATTATATATATCAGATTGTGTAGAAGCTGTAGAAAATAGATCCTTAAGATCTGGTAGATCATTTATATTTGCAAAAGGTAATAAATTGAATATTAATTCAAATAAGCAAATCCCATAGCTCCATAGATCTATTTTTTTATCATAAAATTTTACGAATTGCTTATCAGTTTCATTTTTATTAACACTTGGTGTTGATAATTGTTCAAATTCTTCAATATTTAAGATTATTTCGGGTGCCATATAATAAGGTGTTCCGCATAATTTATAATATTTTTTTTTTAAATAACTTGCACTAAATTCAAATTCTGAAATATTTAAACTTTGATTTAAATCACATTCTATATCAAAACAAGAAAACCCAAAGTCACTTAATTTGAATAAAAATCCGGATGAAACATCTTTTGTAACTAACACATTGTGTAATTTTATATCACGATGAATAATATTCAAATCATGTATATATTTTAAACCACTGACTGTATCTTTTAAAAATTTTTTTACAAATGAAATTTCAAATCCATTTAAAGAATTTCTTAATTTAAAACTTTTATTTGTATTATCTTTTAATATTGTGTATAAATCTCCATATTCACAAAATTCCATTTTTATACAATAAATTCTATTACCAAAAATATTTGATGAAAAATATTTAATTATATTATCATTCTCAAGTTTTTTTAAGATTTCTATTTCACTATCTATTAAATCGCATAATTTTTTATAATAATAAGTTTCCTCAGTATCTAATTTTTTCATCATATTTTTTAACTTTTTGTTTTTATATGGAGTTATACTTAGATTTTTAGAATGTGTAATAGATTTAGAATCTTTAATTTTGTTATACAGTTCTTTTTTTGATTTATTCATGTATTTTTTTACTAATAAATCAATATTGATTTCTTTTATAATATAAAAATTATCAGTGTCTTCTAAAAATCCGCTCATAAATATATTGGAATTTTCTTTACAAAGATGAACATTTGAAAAAGCTCCTTTTCCAATTTGCTTAACGACATTATAATTTTGCATCACTTGATATTAATAAATAAAATATATTTTTTGATTTATCGAATCATGTTTTATTAAAAAATGATTATTATATAACAGTTGTTATTTATATAATAAAAAATGTCTTACTTATCAAAAAAAGGTTACGTATTGAAAAAAGAGACTTTATCAAAAGAAGAACTTGCTAAATTAAAATTAGAATTAAAAGCTCGACCGTTAACTGATGATAAATTCAATTTTAATAAAGGTGATAATTCATATCCTATTTATATTGAAACTAAAACAAAAATATATATACCTAAAATGTTTGGTATTAATAAATACGGAATACCCCCAATTATTTTAGATAATTATAATGGAAAAGATTGGGAAAATCCTATTGAATTTAAAGGTAGTCTTTTAGAACGTCAAATAGAACCTGTTGAAGAATTATTAAAAGCATGTAAAGAAAAAGGTGGTGGGATTCTTACACTTTCAACCGGTTTCGGTAAATGTCATAAGATTGATACTCCTATATTAATGTTTGATGGAACTATTAAAAAAGTGCAGGATATTCAAGTAAATGAACTTTTAATGGGTGATGATAGTACACCAAGAAAAGTACTTTCATTAGCAAGAGGAACCGATTTAATGTATGATATTATTCCAGTTAAAGGCGAAAAATACACTGTAAATAAAGAACATATACTTTGTTTAAAAATATCTGGAAAACCATCAATTACCCAGATTAAAAAATATAACTCGTGGCAAATTAAATGGTTTGAAGATAATAAATATAAAACTAAATTTTTTAAAACAAATGAAAAAAACAAAGCTATAGAATTTCTAAAAACGATTAAACAACAAGAAATAATGGAAATTGCTGTAAAAGATTATATTAAATTACCACAACATATAAAACATGTATTAAAAGGGTATAAAGTACAAATTGATTTTCCTGAAAAACAATTAAATTTTGATCCATATATTATTGGATTATGGTTAGGTGATGGTACTGGTATAACTAATCAAGATTCAACTATTATACATTATTTAAAAAAAACTTTACCAAAATACAATTGTTATCTTCAATATAATGATTATGAAAATGATAAATATAATTATATAATACATGGTGAAAAATATAAAGGTGAAAATAAATCTAAAAGATGGATTAAACATAATTTTTTAGAAGAATTAAAAGAACAAAATTTGATTGGAAATAAACATATTCCTACGATTTATAAATGTAATTCAAGAGAAAATAGATTAAAATTATTAGCTGGTTTATTAGATTCAGATGGTAATTTAGTTCATGATAAATGTACATTTGAAATTATACAAAAATCAGAAAAATTAATTGATGATATTATTTATTTATGCAGATCACTTGGGTTTTCATGTTATAAAAATAAAGAGAAAAAGGGATGTTGGTATAAAGGAATATATAGAGAAAGTGATTATTTCAGAATTTGTATTTCTGGATATGGAACACATGAAATTCCAACTCTTTGCCCAAGAAAAAAAGCAAATGTGAGAAAACAAATAAAAAATGTATTGGTAACTGGAATAACAGTTGAAGAAGTTGGGGTAGATAATTATTACGGATTTGAAATAGATAATAATAGAAGATATGTACTTGGTGATTTTACAGTGACACATAATACGTTTTGCGGTTTATATGCATTATCAAAATTAAAATCAAAAGCTATAATAATTGTTAATAAAATCCCTTTAATGAATCAGTGGAAAAGTGAAATAGAAACATTTTTACCTAATGCAAAAATCGGTACTATACAAGGTAAAAAAAACGTTGATATAGTAGATTGTGATATTGTTATAGCAATGTTACAAAGTTTAGCAAGAATTGATTATCCGGATGAATTGTTTAATGATTTCAAAGCGGTAATAGTCGATGAATGTTTTCCATATGATACTAATATAATTACATTAGAAGGTAATATAAATATTGGACAATTATATTATATGAAAGGAAGATGTGAAAATTTACCAATGGTAAAAACTTTTAATGAAACTACAAAACAATTTGAATATAAGAAAATTATTAATGTATTTAGAAAACAAAATGATACTTTAATTGAAATAAATTGTAGTAAAATGAAAATCAAATCAACTGAAAACCATAAATATCTTACATATAATGGATGGAAAGAAGCAATTGATTTAAATACAGAAGACTATATTGTTAGTAATTATGATAAAAATACAATAAATACAGTATGCCCAGCGTTAAATAATGACCAATATCAAATTGTATTAGGAAGTTTTCTTGGAGATGGTCATATACAATTATTAAAAAATGGAAGATATAGATTAAAAATAACACATTGTAAAGCACAATATGAATATTGTAAATGGAAAGCTTCTATGTTTAATGTAAATGATATTACATATATAGAAAAAAATGGTTATTCACAAAAAGAAGCATATGCATTTAATACTAAAACATTTTATTTATTTAATACTTTACCAACTACAAAAACATATGTTCCACAATGGATTTTAGATGATTTAGATGAAAAAGGATTAGCAATTTGGTTTATGGATGATGGTAGTTTAAATAAAAAAAGTTTTTATTCAACTATAAGTACTGATAGTTTTGATGAAGATTCACAAAAAAGAATAGTATTAAAATTAAAATCAATGAATATAGATTGTAAATATGTAAATTATAAAAAATCTTATTATCATATTGTAATAAATGAAAATGGAACTAAAGAATTAATTAGATTAATAAGTAAATATATACATAATAATATGTTATATAAATTATTACCAAGACAATATATAAATTATATTCAAGATATGTCAATTAAAATATTAGATAAAACTACCATTTTTTGTAAAAAAGAAAATATAAAAGATGAATTATTAATTCAAAATAAAGAATATAAAATTTATGATAATTTGAACAAAGATAAATTTCATTTAGTAAAATATAATTTTTGTAAAAAATGTAATCATTTAACATTTCACAATAAATATAAAATTTATTGGCAATGTAATCATACATCTAAAGATGTTTTACAAAATCTACCTATTATTTTTGGTGAATATAATTGGAATAATAAATTTTTAGATTATGGATATTCAAAAATAACAAAAATTACTAAAAATATAAAGAATTTTAATAAATCTAAATTTAAAAGAAATTACGTATTTGATTTAGAAATAGAAGATAATCATAATTATATTGTAAAAAAAAGAGTTTCGGGTGATATAAAAAATGGATTTGTTGTACATAATTGCCATAATACACCCAGTGAACATTTTTCAAAAGTATTATTTAAAGTTTGTTGTAAATATACTATTGGTTTATCAGCTACACCTAAACGTGCAGATGGTTGCGAGTATGTTTTTAAATGGCATCTTGGAGAGATTGTATTTAAAGATAATGTTGAAAGAGTTGGATTAGCACCTATTATAAAATTATTAAAAATAGATACAATAGAATATAAAGAGATTTCTACAGAAAATAGATTTACAGGTGCAAAAACAATTCAATTTACAAGTATGTTGTCCGAATTAGTTGAGATGCCTAAAAGAAATTTATTAATCGTAGAATTAATAAAAGATGTAATGAAAGATCCTAATCGTAAAATTTTAGTATTGAGTGATAGAAGAACACATCTTCAAAATTTAAAAGGTATTTTAGATGCCGATTTATCAATAACATTTACTTATGGATTATTTTTAGGAAGCATGAAACAAGCTGATTTAACTATAAGTCGTGCATCAAATGTGATATTAGCAACATATGCTGCATTTTCTGAAGGGGTTAGCGAGAAGCTATTAAACTGTTTAATCATGGTATCTCCCAAAAAATATATACATTTGAAAACAAGTATTAAACAAGATAGTGGAAAATTAAAACAGGTCGTTGGAAGAATCTTCAGAATGAATCATATAGAGTGTAACCCTATTATAATTGACCTTTTTGATAATTTTTCAGTTTATAAATCTCAAGGTAATAGTAGAAAAATATTTTATAAAGAAGAATTTAAAAATGGTATTTTTGAAGATCTATCTATAGATTTAGATGATCACGAAGATGTCAAAATAGAATATATTAAAACGAAAACAAAAAAAACAACAACAATAAAAGAAGTAGAAAGTGCTTTTAATACATGTTTAATTGATAATTAATAGTTCTATTCTAAACTTAACTTCATTTCTATATTATTTAATATGTCATTTTGTAAAACTGAAGACAATGCTTTTTTAACATTTGTTTTATTTAATTCATTACGTAATTCTGATATTGTTTCTTCATAAATTAGGTAATTAAAATTAATATCTTTACGGTATTTCTTCAAAAATTGTTGTAATTTTGTTTTTAATGTATTTAATATTGGATCAGTGAGTAATTCACATGTATCTTTAAGCCCTTTTATAACATTTATTTTATTACCATCACAGTTTTCAATTAGTGAATTATAAGTCGGAGGTCGTTTTTTAATGTATTTAACTGGTTGATTCTCAGGATGTTCAGGGTCACATATAATATTTTTTACATATCCACCTAATAACAAATTTAATTTATCAGGATTTAAATCGTATTGTTCAACGAATTTCTTCATTTCTTCAACTTGTATATGATTTGTATTTAATTTTTGAATAGGATTTATATTTAATTCTATTTTGATATTTACATTATTTGTAGTATTAAAATTATGATCACCAACTACACTAATTTTATCAGAAGAAGATATTTTTAATTTTAATTCAGATATATAATTATTTAATTTAATTAAATCAGTTGGTAAGTCTGATTTGCATCTTTTTTCTCCAAGATGCTTGTTTAAATTATTTTTTTGTGTAAATTTATTAGAACATAGATTACAGATAAAAGACATTTGTATTATATAAATAAATTAATTTTAAATAAAAAAATTATTTGGAAAATACAAATTTAAACACTCGTATAAATACTGTAAATATATGTAAATAATATCAATATTTATTATCTTGGAAAAAATAAAAATATTTCTTGGAAAACCCCCCCCATTTACTTGTTTTTTATACATATATTATATGTATACATTTATTCTAATTTTAAAAAAATAACATCTTGGAAAAGAGGCGGTCTTTTTTTTTTTAATGAATTTTTATTGATTTATTTTTGATTTATTTTTGATTTTGATTTTTTATTGATTTTTTTATTTTTTTTTAAATTTATTTCAAAAAAAAAATAATGACTGCCTCTTTTCCAAGATGTTATTTTTTAATAATTTATATATATAATATATGTATAAAAAAACAAGTAAATTGGAAATTTTTCCAAGAAATATTTTTATTTTTTCCAAGATGTTATTTTTTCGAAATTTGCGACATTTTTTATATGAACAACTTCATATAAATTGTTTAAAAATGTGGTGAAATTTGCTTGTAATGATAATGAACTTGTTCATATAAATTGTTTAAAAGTGGGGTGAAATTTGCTTGTAATGAATTTATATAGTATAGCTGTCTATATAAATTGTTTAAAAGTTGGGTATAAAAAATTAAACTTGTCGTGAAAATTTCATCATCTCAAACTCCAACTTTTTCATATCTAATTCTATCTGTTTTTGTTTCGTTAATTCAATATCTCACTTCGTTAATTCTTCCTCTCGCTTCGTTAACTCGCTACTTTCAATCACTTGATTATAAGATTGTGAGTCGGTTATTCTATTACCTGCAGTTTTTAAAATCTCAGTTTTAATCATTGGAAATGTTAATGTCTCTGTTAATTGATAAATTTCTATATGATTTCCACCGTGTTTTTTTGGTATTGTTGTTTTATGTTGTTTAAAAAATGTTGAATTTTTATGTTCTGATTCAATTTTTGTTACATCATGACTTTGAAACATTTCTAATATACATAAATTATCACCAAATTCTAACAAGTGTTCTTTAAATCTATCAAAAAATTTTCTTATATTAACAATTCCAAATTTTAAATAATACTTTCCACAATATACAAATAAAAACATGTAAAATACATCTGTTTTACCACCAAAATGTGCTAATAGTTGTTTACTATAGTTAATTTGATCAAAATTAAAATGCTGGTTATTCATAAATACTTGTAAATTATTTGGATTGTTAATATACACTTGATCAATCGCTTTTATTTTTAATTTTAATTCAGATATATAACTATTTAATTTAATTAAATCAGTTAAGTCTGATTTACATCTTTTTTCTCCAAGATGCTTGTTTAAATTTTTTTTTTGTGTAAATTTATTAGAACATAGATTACAGAAAAAAGACATTTGTGTAAGTTTTTTATCTTTAAATTCATCTTTAATTCATTTTTTAATTAAATTTAATATATGTATAAAAAAACAAGTAATTGTAAATTTTTTCCAAGAAATATCTTTGATTTGTTATTAAAACTTATTTAATAACAATATATAATGCGAAATGTGTGTTTCATGTGTACGTATCAATTAAGCGCGTGCTTGTTTATGAAATAAACGTGCTCGGCGTTCTAATTCAACATTAGTTATTTGTTCTTTACTGGTAAATTCCATAACTTTTTTATAAGCCAAGTATAAACCAGCTGCACCAACAGCGGTATAGATTAGTTTAGAGTAATCGACGAGATATACACTAACGTAATTTGTATTTTGTAAACCAATACCGAGCCAATTGATAGCACCGATAATTACGAGAATTTGAGCAATAAGATTTATAGGAACGGCTTGAAAAGCTTCGGATGGAGTCATTTGTTTAATATTACTAAATAAAAAAAAAAAATCATTAATTAAATTAATTAATAAATTAATAAATAAATAATAAAATAAATCAAGCTAAAATATATGTACATTGGATTTGGAAATAATGTATATTAGTTGATACACTTTGGAATTTAACATTTAATTCATTTGTTCCTACAAGACCATGACTAAGAACATTAAATAAAGGAATAATCGATGTATTATCTGTATAACCAGATGCATTGCTGATACATTCAAAAGGTGTAGTAAAATTGTTAGTTCTACTTGGTAATATAACTGATACTTGACAATTTTCACTTGTGTTATCTGGTGTGACAGATAATCCGAATGTTAAAACACCTAAATTACCATTAACTGCAAAATTTAAGCTGAAAAATGTAAATAAACTACAGTTAACTAAAGTTCCTTGTAATATAGTTGGTGATGTTACAGCTCCTGCTACAGTAAATGATCCATTTACGAATAAACTACCCCCAATATAAATATCTTTACCAATTGCTACACCACCAGGTGTTGTAATAGACCCCCCACTTGAAAAACTTGATGCATTTTGTGAAGAACGTATACCTAAACCCCCAGTTACAATAAGTGCACCAGTAGTGTTATTATCAGATACAGTTGTAGAAAATATGTTAACACTTCCATTATATTCAACACGAACTCTTTCTATATCATTATTTGTAAAAATACGGACATTACCGGCACTTGTATTACCAGCATATAATTTCATTGTGCCTTGATTAATAGACGTTTGGCTATTTGCGTGTAATAAAATACGTGATGCAACTGAATTATCATCTGTATTATATGCGGCACCGATAAGACCAAGATAACCAGTACTTGAATTAGTAGAAATAAAGTTGTTAGTATTTAAAGAGAGAGGACTTACAACATTTGTAGTTGTATTAATACCAATATATCCGAGATTATTAATAGTTAATGCTTTATTTGAATTGTTAGGGTTTTGTCCAGATGTAGTATTAGTTAAACAAAATTCATTTATAGCTGAATCAAGAAGAATACCATATCTATTATTCGTGCCATTTTCTGAAAAATCAATATAACTATAGCTACCAGTATTATTTTCAAAACGACTTGTAGCAGTTGTTTTTCTAATATGCAATGATTCTTGTGGAACAAAACCACTACCTCCTAATCCAATGTTTGCACCTACTAATAAATTCTTTTGAATACCAACACCACCACTTGATGTAAAAGTACCTCCGTATGTTGAACTAACTGCATCATTTGTATTATTTATAGAAATACCACCTAAAAGTTTTATACTACCACTTGATGCATTAGTGGATACTGTTGTATCAGTTGAATATAAACTTTTTAGTCGTAAATTAGCATCATTATTTGAAGTTAAATATGTCATATTTGGATCGACTGTAACATATCCTAATGCAAAAGTATTATTACGTGAATCAAAGTAATTTCCCATAAAATTATTATAATAAAAACTAATTGTATCACCTAAACTTGGTAATTGTGTTAAAAATGGTGTAGCAATTGTTATAACTTGTTGAGCACCGTTATATGCTATAACTTGCCTAACTTGATTGATATTAGATCCACTAATAATTTTAAGCCATGTACCAGTATAAAAATCATCAATTAAACTTGCCAATGAACTTAATCTTAATTGTGATAAACCAACTATACCTGTTTGTGATGGTAAAGAATCGGTAAACATAGGTGAATCACCAGGATCTACAATATTTCCAGTACCACTATTATTAGCTATTTGGTATCGTTGTAATAATAAACCTATATCTCTATCAGATATTGTATTAATATTGTTATAACCAATAATTGGTAAATTATCAGCTATTTTCATTGTATTACCTTCTACTGTTAAATCACCGAGTGTATATTTAAGTGTACTTTCAATATTAGTTTTATATTCTTCAGTCCAAGACCCAGTATACCCACTAAAAGTTCCGTTAGGTGCTGATAAAATTCCTTCTGATAATAATGAGAATTTTGTATTTCGCTGTGTTGTTACATTAATATTTGTTTCAGATATAGGTGCTAATTTCACAAATAGATGATAATCATTAATTGTATCATTATAAATATAACATATTGGTTTTTGTGTTGAATTAAATGTAATATTTCCATAATGTAAATGTGAAGCTATACATGTTGTATCATTAATAGCAACTGTTAGTTTTAATCCACTAATATTATTTGATGTAGTATTAACACCATTATTAAAATCTATTTCACAATATCCTTTTTCTGTACCACCAGTACTTATTTGTCCTAAATATGTCCACATACTATTTCCATTTGTATTATTGATAGTTTGATGTAAAGCATTACCTGAATATTCAACTCTATTTGTATTATTAACTGATCCATTAAATGTAGTATCAATATTGCTTGTTAATACTAAAGAACTATTTGTTATATTACTTGGTGTAAATGTAATTGTAGAATCACCAATATCATTTGATAAAATAGTAGTTAATTGTCCAGCTGTACTACCAGATCCAATATTAAGTGTCATATTTGTTGAAATGGCTTTTAAGAATGAAATACCTGATGTATTAGGTGTTGTAAGTACAATTGATCCAGATGAATTTAATTTATTTAATTGAATAGTTGAATTGGTTAATAAAAGATTGCTTGTTGAACTTTGCCATCTAATTAATCCATTGCCATTACCATAAATATTTAAATTACTATAATTACCAATTGTTCCAATATTAATACTATAAGTTGAAAGCGCACTATTAGGTATTATTTTTAGATTGTCTGTAATATAACTAAATGTATATCCGTCGGGTGTTAATAATGTTCCACCAATTTGTAAAGAATGATTAATAGGTAATACAATACCAGAATCAGCAATTGTTAAAATATTTTCTTGTGTATTATTATATTGTGTAAAATTAATAGGTAAGAAACTATTTGTTGTTCTTGAATTATCATGAGCTTCTATATAATTATCTGTGGCATTTGATGTAAAATATAAATTGCCTAAATACGTATCAGCTAATCCATATATTGTTGATCCTACATACAAACTTTTACCTATACTTGCCCCACCAAGAGTTAATAAACTTCCACCATTAGTTACACTATATGCATCTCCTTCTGCTTGTATAGTAATTCCACCGAATGTAATCAAACTTCCAGTTGTAGCATTTATAGATTCGTCAGTTGCTGTTACAGTAATATAACCTAATGCATTTGTTGTCCCAGAATCACCATTTATACTACCACCAACATATAAATCTTTACCTATACTAGCACCTCCATTTACAGTTAGTGCACCACCGTTATTAACACTAACTGAATTATCATCAATGTCAATTGAAAGTCCACCTGTTACAACTACAGCACCGGTTGATGAATTAATACTTGGATCTGGTGATTTAAATGTAACAAGACCTGAAACGTCAAATGTGCCACTCACTTGTAAAGTTGTTGTTGGATTACTTGTATTTATACCAGTAAATCCGTTTGATAGAATAGTCATTCTTGCTTGATGATTGGTTGCTAATTGTATAATTGATGTTGTATTTGTTTGATCATTACTAATAACTAAAGCGTTACTATGAATATTAGTAGCATAATCATTATAATTTCGAGACATTGTTAAATAACTTTTTTTTGTACCGGAATATTGTAATATAATCTCTGGTTTAGCAGTTAAATTATTTGCATCTGAATCTGCGTTTAATAATAAACTTGTTGTATTTGTACTTTTTATTTCAAAATCCTCAGAAGGATTATTTGTTCCTAAACCAAGGCGTACATTAGTTGTATCATAAAAAAAATTCGAATCAGTTCCTATCGGACCAGTAGTTTTTCCAAACAAAATATTTCCATCATTCAATGTTGCCCGTCCTGTGCCACCATAACTAACTTGTACAACACTCCCTTCCCATATTCCTGTGTTTATAGTGCCTAATTTATTAACATGAGATTGATCCGGTGTAGTGGTTAATGCTGTACCGCTACCACCAGTTAAACCAGTACTTACAGCTGTATTTTTAATACGAAGAGCATTAGATAACGAATCTATTTCAATACTTGAATCATCAACATTTACATTAATTTCATTAAAAATTTTAGATAATGCTTTATTAACTTGTACTTGACCCAAACCTGTAAATTGTGTAAAATTAAGAGAATTTGTATCAATAATGTCATTTGGTGCAACACTATTGCATATAAATCCTAACGATGCATTAATAGATCCGTATTTAACAAATACAAATATTCCAGCTGCATTATTACCACTTTGGAAATCAAGTGTTCTTGTAGGTGTTGTATTAGTTATTTTATATATTCCATTTTCGATTTGATTAGTCTGGTTTTTAATTAAAATACGATCGTTAATAACTAATGTATAACTATCAATTACATTACCGGCTGCAAAATCTGCACTAAGAGTTTGTAGAGTTGTTGTAGCCACATTAACAGAATCTTTTACATAAAGACCTTGTTTTATTAAGTTTACATAATTCATTGTAGCTGCATCTTGTAAATCTACCGGGTCTTGTAAATTTGTTATTTTTGTATTTATCATATTAATACCGCTTGCAAAACTTGCAGCCCCACCAACATTTAATTTTTTTTGAATTGCTACACCACCACTTGCAATTAAACTACCATAACTTGTATCACTTGAATCGTTTGTATTTGATATTAATGTTTGCAAAGATGTATTTAATGTATTATTATTACTATCAATATTTAATAGTGTATTACCATTATTCATAATAGCAAATGCTTGTGTATTATTACTTATACTTGTTGTATCTATTATTACATGCTGGTATATATTAAGTATTTTTGATATAGTATCTACATTTAATAATGATTCTAAACTTGAATTTCTAATTTCAAATGCATCTATTGAATCTGTTGAAATATTAACTTTTCCACCAATATAAATATTTTTTACAACACCTAATCCTCCTTTAACAACAAAACTACCAGATGATGGTGATATACTTTCTTCTGTATTTGATAATTCAAATGCACCTATAGATACAATATTACCAGTACCACTTTCAACTGAAAATAATTCTGTATTATTAGATAATATACTAAATCTTGGTCTATTACCTAAATTTGAATATACTGAATAATCCGGTAAATTTAATGATAATAATCTTCCACCATTTAATATTACACTCCCTCTACCAATCATATAACCTAATGTTGGATCAAAAGCTGACTTTAATTGTATTAAACTACTTGCATTTAATAAACTTGTATCTGATATTTCTAAACTTGGATTTGAACTTGTACCATCACCGGTGTATATATTTACTTTACCATATGAATTTGAAGAATCAATTACAAATAAATTACCATCATCATTTTTTACTTTTAATGATTCTGAATTTTGAGAAGATATTATAATATCACTCTCACTTATAATAGTCTTTTTTACACCTAATCCTCCATTTGTATGTATAGAACCGGTTGTCGCATTCAAACTATTAGTTGTATTAGATACGAATATTGGTGTAAAACTCTTCATCTCATTTTGTGCTGTAATTAATAAATTTCCATTTGTGTCGCCTGAAATTGTTTGAGAATCATTGAAAAATGTAATAGGTATACTATTTGGAATATTTATAGCACTTCCAGTATCAGGTGTTAAAAATATATCACCAACCGACACAATATTCAATTCATTATTTGAATTTGCTGAAATTCTTTGTAAACCACCACCACCAAATATTATACCATTGTTAGTTGGTAATTTTACATTTAATGATGATCCTGGATTCAATAATATATTATTACCAGCATTAATAATTAAATCATTATTTAAATTTGAATTTATATTTTGATTTACATTACTAAAAGCCAATGCTGTATTTACTGGGATAAATACTTTTTTACCACCAGCATTACCATTATTCGGATATAAATATATATCTTGGCTTCCTGCTATTACCATATTATTTGAACTATCAGTATATACTTTTTCATTTTGTGTCGAAAATGTTATAGGTATTTGATTGGGTACATTTATACTCTTATTTATACTTGGCGTTAAATCTATATCACCTCCACTTATAATACTTAATTTATTCGTTACGTTGTTTGCTGAAATAGCTTGTGTCGTCGCACCAAATACTACTGGTATATTATATGGTACAACAATACGTTGATTAGCTGTTAAATTAATATTTTGAGGACTTGTTAAATTTAAAGTATTTGTCGCTGGATCAGTATATATAGACGAATAATTTGGTAAACTACTCCCTACAAAATTCACTTTACCATCAATAAATACATCTTTTTTTATACCTACACCACCAGCTACTATTAATGTACCTGTCGTACTCGATACACTATTTACTGTACTACTATATGTAATCGGTATAACTATTGTATTTCTTGATTCAATCCTAGAAGTCGTAGAATCCCATATCATTACACCACTATTTAATGGTATCGACTCTCTTATTGCTATTGGTTCTAAATTACTCACAACACCAATTTCTGCCCTTTTATTACTTTCATTGTATATAATTCTAAAATTTTCTAACGTACCTCTATCAATCTCAATACCACCTTGATTTAATGTTACACCATTACCAGTCTCGGCTTTATTCAATAACAAAATATTATCCTCAAATTCAATTAAAGCTGTATTAAATATAGATGTGTTCCCTAAAACATATAAATTACCATCAATATTAATATCTCCTGTTAAATGTAAATTTGCAAACGTTGGGGAATCATCAAATCTTACACCTTGATTTAACCATATATCATGCTGTGCTACTCGCCCCAAATGATTATCGTAAATAATTCTATTATTCTTGATCTCTTTCATCTTATTAATATAATTATATAAATAAATATTATGTTAATAACGTAAAAATAAAAATTAAAAATTTCTCTTGTGATTATTTAAGCTGAGAATACACTATACATGCAATTATTGATAATATTATACAAATTATAGTTGGTATTAAAAATGATCCAAAACTTGCTAAACTTGCTGCAAAATCAATACCTGATGTAACAGCTGACGATTTAAGTTTTAGTTCATTCTCAAATTCTGTAATAGCTTTAGCTGATTGAGCATTCCCAGCTGTACATTTACTAACTTGTGTCATTGTAAGAAGTTGTTTTATATTGTTAAATGATAATGTTTTATCATCAGCACCTGTACAGTCAACATCAATTTTTTCAAACGCTAATTTCTGTTTACTAATAGCACTTGCTACGCAATTTGCAATACTTGATACATTAACATTATTTACAACTTCATTCTTTAACTTTGTAAGCGTCAATGATTCACTCGTATTTTGACCAATTGTCATACCCTTAGTTACAGCTTCTGTTTGTGCATCTAATGTGGTTTTTAATTTATTTTGTAAATCTGCACTTTGAGAACTTTCTTGTGCACAACTAAAATTTTGCGTAACAGTTGCTTCTTGTGATATATTACTAAAATCTACTTTACATGCTTTAGCACGAATATTTGAAAATGTTAACTCTTGGTCAACTGATACGTTACTTGTACAATTCTGACTACTTTCCATTATAATATTTGTAATAGCTTTATTTACAATATCTGTATCGGTGACAGCCTTACTACTTTGATTTCCCATTATATATTATATATATATTATATATATAAAAAATATTTATAATTCTTGTAAAATATCATCGGTTAATAAACCGGTTTTGTTTTTAAATTTATTATATACACTCTTAGAAATTAAGTTATCTGATGTGTTTTTATTATCACTTAATATTAATAAATACTCAATAAAAGTATTATTTGGTAATGTAAAGAATTTTACTATCTTTTCAGCTAATGAATTTTCATTCTGTGTAAAATTTTCTTTATTTTGTAAATTTGTAAAAAAATATAAAAACACAACGAAAATTAGAATATATAAATACATTTATAATATAATAATATATAAAAAATTTTTATATTATATTATTATATTATAAAATGGTTGTTAATTGTGACACTACAACTAATACTGGAGAAAAATTTTTATGTGCTTGTAAAATTGCTGCTGAAACATATGAAAAATTTTATCAGATATATGAAAAAAATGTTGCAAATTTTACTTCAGAAAGCGCAAGTTATAATAGATGGAAAACAAAACATGATACGTGGAAAAATAAAACCGGTGATTATAGTATATGGAATGATATAGTAACAAGTATAGACTATACATTTAATAAAGAATTACAATGGGATAAATTTGCTCAAAATTGGGACGGGTTTATTAATCATCCTGATTTTAATTATCAATGTGGTAGTCACGCAGAGAAAGATGGTAAATATGATCCTTGGGGATTTTATGCTTATGAAATATATGGTGATGGTGGAGGTGGAAGAGTAAGTGCAAGATGTAAAAGAACTGAAGGGTCTAAAACTAAAATCCAAAATGATTATAAAGCCCCTGAACCAACTTCGGATGATGAAAAAAGTTGGGTAAATACAGATAAACCAATCAACAATTTTACATCACCAGAATATAATAGTGTATGTTGTGCTCAGATTTTTACAGATATACAATCTGATGGGGCGATATCATTTGAAAATGTTAGTCAAAAATGTGGAATTACATCAGCAACTCCATCAGCAAATCAAAATACAATGTATATAATTATTGCTATAATAATTGTAATGATAAGTGTAAGTGTAAGTGTAGCCGCAATGATGATGATGTAAATATTTACTCTGGACTTAAAACAACTCTATCTCCACGATAAACTTGAACTAAAATCCATTTTCGACTATAATTGATCTCACTGTAATATTGTTCAGGTACAACTATATAAGCAACTTTGCCTCCAATATTCATAATCATTCTTTGATCAAGTACTATTAAAGCATTTCGTAATTTATATATTGTATTTGTAATATTTTCAGTTAGATACTCATCTTCTCGAAATTGATTCGGATTATTAATTAAATTAGTTGTTGATACGTTATTTAAAAATTCTGAAATAATTTTTTGAATATTATCATTGTTATATACGTTAATTGTATAATCAAATTTGTTTACAGTAAAATCATATTCATCAAACATTTTATAATCTCTTTATTATTTATTTTTAAATCATTTTATATTATTTTATCTAAAATATCCAATATATTTTGAATTTTAACTATTAAATGCTTTCGAAAAATTTTATCATCATGTGCATCTAATTTTAAAATTAATTGTAAAAGTAACTCTTTTTTCTCTATTAACTTCATCGGTGTATTTATAATATATGTAAAATCTTCTATATAATTCATATTATATAGTATATTGAAATAAAAAATATTTAATTTAAAGATTTGACTTTTGTTGAAAATTTGTACGTAACTAACACTCCATCACGCTCAACCTCTACAAGATCGGATTTTCGTGTAATACGATAAACATACTCTTTTTTATTGCTTCCTTGTGACGTTTCTCTAAGGGTAATTTTCATACTCATTGGTCCCTTTGCGTTAAGGTGATGATATGCTTTTGTAAACATTTTTGAAGCACTCGCAGCTGGAGTTTCGCTTAAAAATCTACCACCTATATAATTAACACGCTTATCGCCTGTTCGTTGAATTTTTAGTATTGTGAATGATCGCATATGGTTTAATATTAAGCAATAAAAAAAATTTAATTAAATGCGTTTAAATTTTTTTTTTTTGAGTAATATTAAAAATGAAAAATAAATGTTGTAGTGATTCTGAAAATTTAATTGGATGTGACCAAAATGGCGGTTGTGGAGCACTTTGCTTAATGCCACTGCTATTAATAGGTGCTGGTAAAGATGAATTGTCTAAAAAAATATTAAAAAATATTATGAAAAAACATAGATCAACTTTACCTAAAACACCTAAAACATGGGCTCGACCAGTTGCTACAATTCTTATTAATACTTTATAAATATTAATAAGACTTAAAAAAAAATGAATTTCTTTTATAAATTTAAATTATTATCCTGAACAAGACATTAAACTGTAACCGTGAT